TTGGTTAATTAGTTTATCATTCTGATAAATTTCAAATAGATTTGGTTTAATACCTCGTCTGATTAAATAGTTCTTTGTACCTACAGCAAATTCTACTTCAACTAAGGTTTCACCATTATTAATGGTATTGACCATTTGTTCTTTTTTAATAATACGAAATGGTTTGTTAAACAAAACAAAACATAATGCGTCAAGCAGTGTTGACTTGCCTGAACCATTACTACCGACAACTAATGTTGTGGCTGATTTATCTAATTCTATTTCAATAGGCTGATTGCCTGTAGATAGAAAGTTTTTATATCTTATCTTCTTAAAAATAATCATTTGGTAATCTGTTTTTATTTAATATGGCTAAATTGCCTGATACACTCACTCTTGTTACTTTTGATTTAAATGGTGCCACCCAATGTTGTAATAATGCTGGAAATATAAACATATCTCCTATTTTTGGTTTGATTGATTGACCTGTGGTTGCCCACCTTGGTTTTGCTTGTTGTGTATATTCAAACATTAACATACCAGGTTTTGCTGAAGTGCCTTCAAACTCTTGTTGTTCTTTTTCTAACTTTTCTGGCACATCAACAAATATAACAAATGAATAATCACCACCATGTGTGTGCATTGGATTAAAGTCACCAGGTTTCATAAAGTTCACCCATAAATCATGTGCATCTAATTCAACAGGTATATTTTCAATACCATGAAAGGCACAATGTTGTGTTCTAAAACATTCCCATATTGGTTGTGTTTCTTTATAGAACCAACCTGTTGTTTCTGGATTATATAAGAATTGACTTTTTAAATGGCCGGCCAATTTCTTATTATAACTTTGTAGTTTCTTTTTACCATCTTTATGTAATCTTTCAATTATATAATCTGGTAGTTTTGTCTTCATCACAAAAGAACCAAAAGGCATTTGTGACCATGGTACATTTTCAATAGGCATTATTCACTCGCTTCCATATAAAGCTCTTTTGCAAAAGTCTTTAATTTTTGTTTATCTAAATCTGTTTCAACATTATCAATATAGTTATTTAAAAAGGTTAATGTGTCTTCGCCTTGGTCTAAAATGTTTTCCCTTACTGTAGCATTAATATCTGTAGGGTCTTCTATAATTTGTAGTTCGTGTATGTTAATACTGTTATATAATTTTTCAACAAATCTATTGTACATATCTTCATCTGTTCTATTAGATATAAACAATTTAATATGTTTTTTATCAAAATCTTTAACACTCATTGCATTATAATTTGTTTCTTTATCATTATAGATAATCTTTTCAAACATAGTGTTATGATTTCTAATATGTTCTATTTCTCTAGTTTGTGTATCAAATATATGAAACCCTTTTGGACATTTGTAATCTGACCAGGTCATCTCATATTGAGTACCCAAATAATAGATACGGCCATCATCTGACTTCTTGTGAAAGTGTCCAGATAATACTTTTTCGAATTTTGTGAATTGTGCTTTTTCTAGCCCTTGTTCATTAATGTGGCCAGCGTGCATCTCAAAGCCTTTAACTTCAAGGTGCCCCATACAAATAATTGAAGTGGAATTATCAATAGCATATATACTGTCATCATAATTATCATCACAAATCCAAGGAAGAAAAAGTATGTCAAGGCCATCAAAAGACCGCTCAGTTGGCCTAGTGTATATTTGAGCCGTTTTACTAATGTTGAGATTTTGTAATGCGTTAACTTCATTTGTATTTTTATAATAGGTATCGTGGTTGCCTATAATGATATGTGTATCAATATTTAGTTGTTCTAATCTATCCCAAAACTTAACCTTAAAGTTATGAGCTGTATTATGGTTTATAAATTTTCGTCTGTCAACAACATCACCTAAATGTATAAGAGTATCAATCTTGTTTTCAATAAGATACGGAAAAAACAAGTTATCATAAAAGTCATTTTGATACTCTAAAAAAGCAGGCGAATCGTTACGACAACCGAAATGTGTATCATTCAGTAGCGCAATTTTCATCAATAAAATATTCCAAAGTTGATTTCGATTTCTTTTTAGTCTTTTTTTCTTTTTTAGCTGGTAAATCTATAGTTGTATTCTTTTGTAAGAATTCTGTAAATTGATTCGTAAATTCTCTTTCTTCACCTGGTTGTAAAGTCATATCATCATAGTTAGCTTCCATAATCATCTTATGTTTAATCGTTACTTGCTTTTTCTCTTTTTGTATCCTTCTAATAAAAGCGTAATAGATGATTTGAGTAAAATATGCAAACGGATTGCTTGACTTTTCAGGATTAAAATTATCCAAATATTGTAAACAGTTTTCTATACCATCACTAATCATATCATCTCTAAATGTGTAATTAATAAAATTAGGACGATAAGAAAGGTGATTGGCAATCTTTAAGAAACAACTGCCAATGTAATCTGTAACTGGAGGTTTTGGTAACTTTTTCTTTTGAGCTTCGTTGACTGTTTTTTTATATTCAATCATTGCTGCCAAAAACTCTTTGTTATTTACATAATGTTCTTTTTCAGTTTTTTTATTCATAGTATTCATAATACATTATATCCTCGTTTTTGTCAATGCTAGGTTGAAACCATCCTACGCTTGACTCTTGCCTTTTTTTGCGTATAATGGCGGTGTCCGTCTTTAAGAACAGATACCTTAATACCTAGTGTAATGTAGGTTCGTCATCTTCAAATTGTTCAAAGATTTCATTCACTCTTTTATTTGAATTATCATCAAGCCTTTCTTGTTGATAATCTAACGCCTCTCTCGGAGCAATTTTTTCTACCACATTATAATCTTTAATAATATTCACATAAGACTTTTTCATTTCTTCGGTGGCGTTTGTAATAGTCATAATTTTAGTTTTTGGAATAGTTATAATATTATCGGGAGTATAAGCTGTCCACTTAACTAAGGCAACATAATCTCTAAAGCCTTGAGGTGTTAATTGTGGTACATACTTAATCTGTAAAGGTTTGAGTATTCTTATTAATTGATGTTTGTCCGGAAATTGTTCCTGTGGAAAAGAACAAACGATATCATCACCGTTCTCTAACTTTATTATTTTTATATTATCCGTTATTTGGTGCATTTGTTAACTCCACATTATGGATTTCATAATCAAATTCTTCTTCATTGTAAATATTTATCCTTTCACGGAAATGAGCTAAAGTATAATTCTCTTTCTCATTGTATGTTAAATCATCTGCAATATCATATAAAGTAGCTGAAGACTTATTATCTTTTAATCTTAGTCCACGGCCAATAGATTGTAAATTTCTAATCCTAGATTTTGAAGGACTAGCAAAAACAATATTATGTAAATTACGAATATTAATACCTGTTGAAAATGTTCCATAAGAAGCTACAATAATCGCATTATCAGATTTTTCTGTAATCTCTCTAATCTTTTCTCTCTCATCTGTATCAACTCCACCATATACATAAAAGACTTGTTTATCTTCGGCCTTTTTTAATATTTGTTCGTGTAGATTTTTACCATGTTTTTCGACATATTGAAACAGACATAGTGAATTTCCTTGTAATTTTGAACATAAGTTAACAATAAATTTATTTCTTTTTTCGTGTGCAACCAAAAAGTCCATTTCTTCTTGGTAGTTTAGTCCATTACAATGTTGCCTACTACCATTATCATAACTTAATATTAAAGCATAAATTTTCAAGTCAGCTAATTGTTTTTTATTCTGTAATTCGGCCGTTGAAATAACTTTATTTACAGTACCAAATAAACCTTCTAATACTAACTTATGTGTTTTAGTTCCGTCAAGTGTACCTGTTAGACCATATCTGTACTTACAAGTTTCAAGTTTTGTCATTATTTTTGTAAGTGAAACAGCCTTAAATAAATGTGCTTCATCACCAATAATAGTTCCAAATTGTGCGAACCATTTTTTAGGTTGATTATAAACTGATTGCCAAGTAGATATAACTACTTTTTTGTTAGTATCTTTATCGTAACCACTATAAATTTTATGTACATTTTTTTCACTATTCCAACCATAATCTTTAAAGTCTTTTGATAACTGTTCTACTAATGATGTGGTTGGAACAATGATTAATACTTTATTGGCCTTCTTTTCTTTTAACCGTAAAAGATTAAACCTAGTGATAAGATAGACAATAAGAGATTTTCCACTAGCGGTGGGTGAAAGTAATAAACAACGAGATTTTTTAATTGCATAAACAAATGCCTCCTTTTGATAATCCCTAATTTCTAAGGGTACTTTTAAAGCCTTAATAAAACCATCTACGGCCTTTTCGTCAACAGTAACATCTGCTATCTTAGTACCGTTAACAATTTGTATTTGCCTATCTTTACAAAATTTTAAGATATAAGGATATAAACCTGCATAAATTTGACCAGTAGCATATGAGTATAATCTTATTTTTCCATCCCACATTCTACTACGATATTGTGGCATAAATTTAAAACCAGGTACTTCAAATGTAAAGTATTCCGATAATTCTCTACGAATATTATCTTCAGCTTCAATCGTTAGATAGACTTCGTTTTTCTTTTCTAAAACAATATATCTTGTTAGTGTCATATGAATTGAGTTCCTACCACCCAGCCAACTAAAGTTTTTCTTGTACCTTTAGTTACTTTACCTACTTTATGCCATATATGGCTAGGAAAAACAATCATAGTACCCTTTTTTAATTTATTAAATGTATGTATTTTAGTTTTTTCAGATATAGGGTGTGGATTACAAACGCAAAATTCACCACCCTCAAAATCATCATTTAAACACATAGTAAAACTTAATTTTCTAATCAAACCATTTTTATATGGTTTTTTATGACTATCAATATGCCAATCATAATGGTCACCAACATTATAAATGGTATATTGTAATGGCTCAAATTCTTTTAATGAAAAGTTCCAATTACTTTCATCATTTGCAATTTGAATTAAATTACTTAATGATGTTTGTAGTTTTTTATCATCTAACCAAGAAACTTTAGATGAACGATTATTATTATTTCCGTCTTGTATGGTTGCATCTGTAATATTTTTAGTTTCGCCAGTTGCAATTATATCATCACAGAAACTATTAGGTACAATACCTTCTTTAATATGATATAAGTTTTCCAGATTCATTATATTGCGCCACTTGTAAACTTACGCCAATCAATAGCATTTTTAATTGTAAATGTTCTGTTAGATATTTGTTTGATTGTCTTATCTAAGTAATCAATAACTGCATAAAGATATTGTACTTTTTGTTTTGCTTTAATTAAATCATCATCTGCTTCAATATACTTATCTACATCTGTTCTAAGTATTTTTAAATCAAATGGTTTCTCCGCATAGACCGAGGCATCTGCCTTACCCGTATAATACTCCCATTTATCACGCTTCATTTGAGCAAGGTCAGTTTCAGCCTTAGTCAACATAAGTTTAAACTTCGTATAATGTTTCATATACTTGTTGTGTATTTGGGGAGTTTTAAGGGATTCTAAATCTAATTCGGTATCGTTAATGGCCAAATCTTTATCAGCCATTTCTTGTAGTTTTTCTAAATCCATAATTACTCCTATTTCACTTCATTATACTACAAAAACCTTAAAAAGTAAAGGCTTAGGTAGTGGTTACTGTTGTTGTAGCTGAACCAACTCTTGTGGCAAAATCATATCTTTCATACTTAAATGTCACGGTTGCCGTCAAATAATCAACATCTGTATTTTGTTGACTATATTGTAATCCACTAAGACCTATAGGAAACACACTTGCAAATCTTAATTCTGCTACGGGATTATTTTTACTTGATAAAACTGTTAATGTTGCATCTGAATATATAGCGCCTTCTTTAGGAGCACCATATTTTACTTTTCCTGGTTCTGAAGAAACTCTATTTGAAGAACCTGGATATCTGTCATTGCCAGCTGCTTGTAAGGCTGCAAATTCTTCATATCCGAATGGAGCACCAAGACCTCTTAACCAGCCGTGGATTTCTTGGTAGTTTTCTAAATTTTCGTCTACCATAAAAGTCATACTTAAATCTTCATATGTTAAATCATTTCCTGGTAAAGCTGCATCTTTAAAAGGTGTAGGTTGCGCTAGTGTAGTTAATGATACACCAGGAACATTTACAGCGGTACAAAAGTATTCTACTTTAGGTAATTTAATAATACTAAATTTAAAAGAAGTAGGTGAAGCGTAATCTAGTTTTGAAGGTTGTCTTTGATAACTATTTGTTACTGTCATTTTTTTCTTTCTCCAACTGTTTATCTACCTCTTCCCATTCTTTTTCAAATTTTTTATTTTCGTCCCATATATGGTTGAAACTTTGTATAGTTAGACCAGTCACTAATAAGAATAGTGTTATAAGAAATAACCAGAGATATTGAATTAAAATCTTTTTCATATGGACTATTTATCCAAACGCCAGGCATAAAAAAAGGGGAGGTTTTTACGCCTCCCCTTTTTAAGTATTGGTATTAACCAAACTGATATTACATCAAGTTCGCTACTTGAACTCTTTGGTAGTATCTGTTTGCGTTAGCAGAACCAGCACCGTTGATAACAGCTGCATCACCAGTTCCAGCTTCAGCAAATGGATTTGCTTGTAAGCCGTATCTAGTTTTGAAACCAATCTTCGGTTGGAAAGTGTCCTGACCAACTGCTCTTACCATTTGTAGTGGTACATATGGGCAATAGAACATACCAGCATCATAAGGTGAAGTACCTTTGTAGCCTACTACATAGTAGTGAGCAGACGCTGAGTTTGCACTATACGGGTCAATGTACACTTTAAATCTACCGTTAAGAACACCTGCAAAAGTATTACCTGTGTCATCAACATTTAGATTGTTGTTAAGAGCTGGAGTATAGTCTAATACACCTGCCATTTGTAAAGCACTCGCTACATCAGCTGAAGTAATGATAATGTTACCTTTACCTCTTCTTGTTCTTTGAGCGATTCTGTTTGCATCTCTTTCCAATTGGAACATAAGACCTTTGAATCTCTCAACAGACCATCTACCGTTTGAGTCTGTGTCTAAATCAAACACACCGGCAGTTGTTACTGTGCCTGATGGAGCACCTTTTTCTGCGTTAATATAGATTGTTCTAACAACTTCTCTATTGATTTCAGCAAGAATTTCAGCAGATAGAATGTTTGCTAATTCTGTTTCTGCATCTAAACCATGGATAGCTTTCAAGTCTTGTGCTAATTCCATTGTGTATTCTGCTTTAAGAGCTCTTGACTTAGCAGTCACAGTTGATTTCTCAATTGAGAATGCCATTTCAGCAAACTGATTACCAGAGGCATCGCCTAGGGCTTCAGCAGCAGCTGTAGTCATTGCTGTACCAGTTGTGTAAGTACCAGCAGGTGAGTCGTTAAGAACAGCAGGATTAGGTCCTCTTTGTTCTGTTACTCCACTTCCTGATGTTGAGTCTCCAGCAGCGTTTCTGCTTGAAAAGTCTGTATCAGCTTCGTCAAACATAGCTTCTGAACCAGTT